AATACCCTGTCCCTTGCAATTAACTTATATTCCATTTTTTTACCCTGGGAAAATTTTTTCTTATAGTGGGATTTAACAATATTTAAAGTTTCTCCCAGGCAGCTCACAATATAACTCACCTCATCCCAGGGGCTAATAGTAGTTCCAAACCCCCTCACATAGAGCAACCTCACAGGATTTTTTTGCCCCCAGAAAATTTTTTTGAGCATTAGAAATAACTCTCTCTTTTTCAAAGTTTTGTAGGTTAGGGTAGTTTGGGTTTTTCGCATTACCCCACAAACCCCAATAATAATATAACAAACAACTGCCATATTCACTATAACACAGGACTGCTAATTTGTCAAGCACTGTATACACTAATACTCACACATATCACCACTGTCTTATACTGAGTTTTCCACAGGTTACTATAGTTTTCCACAGGTTTTTCCACAGATATTCACTAGTTTTCCACAGGCAAAATACACTGCTATTTGTATAAACCTAGATGAGCACTGTGTTCTCACTGATTCTCACTTAAGACCTGTGGAAAACTATACTGTCAAGGGGTCATGTGTCAGTTCTAGGAGTGACTGGGAGTGCTTGACTTTTGTGGGAGTTTGTGATACAATGGGGGCCAAGATCACTAGACTATGAGGCATTTACAAGCATTTCACAGATATAACACAATTAACACACTTTTTCCACAAATATAACACTAACTGTGGAAAACTCAAATACATTTATTTACACCTTTTTATTGTCTTGATTTATACACAATAAATCCGCATTTACCACATTGACAGATCAAACTTATCCTCTAGCATGTATATCAACTCACTAGTATAAGACCACTCTAACCAGGCAACACTTTTCTGGTCTTCAGTTATACAATCATCAATCTGTTTGTGTAACTGATCTTTGAGAAGTTCTAGTCCTTGAATAATCCTCTGTGCATCTTCTGGACATAACTCAAGTTGAAAAACTTTGTTACTCTTCATACCTCAACCTTTGATCTTGTTTATAGCAGTGATGATAGATGTGGTCAGGAGAATACACACATCATTCTGAACCACAGCATACACAGGTTGTTTAGTATTGATGTCAAAAGTGTACTTAATGGTCATTTGTTTTGTGTTAGTTTGTGGTTCAGTTGATTTCTTCTTTATGATGATCAAACATCATCTCATTGATCTCATCATGATTGATCAATTCATCATCCCAGGATACACCATCATTGGTGGTGAATTGTTCTACATTGTGCATGTTTCTGATGAACTTTTGGTAGGGAGTTTCATCAGTGGGATTGTGATACTCTACACATGCAACAGCAGTGTTATACAGGAAAGGTTGATTCTGAATCCACAGGGATACATTCCAGGTTTCATAATTTGCCCAACCATTATAGGTCTGGGGTTGGGTTGTTGTGGTTTGATTTTTCATACATGTATGATAGCATGGATTTTCCTAAAAGTCAAGGGGGTGTGTGCCACTTGTAGTGGTGGCACATCATATCATTTAGAGGTCACACATCCATGCTATCATCATAATCATTTTCCATGATGTAGGCATCACTGGGAACAGGAACCTGATCCTCTTGGGTATCAACTACAGCATCAAGAATCTGCATCAGTTCATTGCCATCTTGTGCCTTTGCAAGCATAGACAGAGCAACAACCTTAGGCATGTTCAGAGTAGCAGTCATTTCAGTAATTAGAAGAGAAAAATGCAACTTAGAAGGTTGCAGAGAATCCACCAATGTGGAAGGATTCAGTGCAAACATCAATAGTTTTTATTGAACACAAAACCATCATTGAATGCAAAATCATACCTGAGATTGCATTCCCAGGTTGCAGTCCAATCTACAACCACAGGAGTATCATTCAGATTCAGAGCATACACATCAGAAGTAAATTGCTCTGCAAAATCTTCCACACTATCATACTGCCCATAATAGGCATCAGTGAAATGTGCAATGCACTCAATACCAAACTCATTCACAAATGCATCCACTGCATCATAAGAATAGTCCTCACCATTGTGGACATATTCCTCATAATATGCAATGAAATCATCATTTCCATACTCACTGATGAAGTCAAACATGTCCTCATCATGATAGTTTTGCTCCTTTAGTTCATCAATCTTTTCCTGTACATTTGCAGGATAGGTGTTGACAAGAACTTGAGTCATTTCAGTAGTTTGATTTTCCATACATGTATGGTAGCACAGGTTTGGGGGTTTTGCAAGGGGTTGTGTGCCACTTCATCAGGTGGCACATGATATCACTGAATTGTGGTGAATTGTGCCATCATGATATCAATTTCTTTCTCTGAGTAAGGTTCTTCACTTGGGAAAAGTGTCCAACCAGTGTTATCATCAATGTCAAAGATTTCTGCTTCCATGTCTTGAATCTCATTCCACATTGTTTACATTCCTCAGCAAATAGTTGACATCATAAAGCACTGATTTCAGTGCAGATCTGCTGTATCCAGCAGCATAAGGATAACCCTTCTCAGGATCACCAAGTGCAATCTCATTTTCATAGATTGCCTGCTCACAAGTGCGAGCAATTCTACTCAGTTGTTCAATTACAGTTTCATTCATCAACATGCACCTGCCATAGGATTACCAATTTGAGGAAGATTGCTGTTGTCTTTGGTGACAACATACTCATAAGAAGCATACTCACGCAGTTGAACTTTCTTCTCAACTTTGTTAATGAACTTCTTAGAGATTGTCTCAATACCTTGCCACTCTAACACCTTGAGTGTCCAGGTTTGAGATACATCACCAAAGGGTGTTTTGACAGGATAGAATGACACTACCATTGTGCCATCTTTGGATTGTAGAGTGGGGAACTCAGTTGTGGTTTGATTTTTCATAAATGTATGATACCATGGATTGCAGAAAAAATCAAGTGCTATTGTGCCACTTCTACATCTGGCACATCAGCATCAATTTTGTCCATAACTTTGATGATAATGAGATCAACTTTGTCAAGAGTAGTTAGCATTGCACTCCTGACCTTATTTGGACCATCATTCTCATAAAAACTCCGCATCAGGAATGATACAATGCCCACAATGATTGCGGAAATTGTTGCAACATTCAGAACCAAAGTTTTGTAGAAACTGGAGTAGTATTCTTGCATGAGTTTATGTCAATTAGTTTGTTGTTCATTTGCATCAACATCAGCACCAATGTTCTAGACATAAGAAACTGATTGATGATAGGATCACTGATCACCATAGTCTGCCCAGAAGGCATCATTATGGGATGGACGAATGCAATCTACAGCATGATCACGAATCACCTGTGCATTGTAAGGAGAATCATCAACCCAGAATTGAATATTCCAGAAGCGTTCAATGTCTAGGAGTTGATCACCCTTACACTGTGAACCAGTTGAATCATCATCTGCATTCTTCATGTATAGTGCATCAAACTCTGGTAGATGTTCTTGCAACCAATATCCTGTTCCTTCAGCATACACATCAGGACGTGCAGTTGCAATGACTAGATCAAAACCATGTGATTTGCAATGCTTGGCAACATCAACAACAGCATCAATAGCAGGGAATTGATCACATTCATCAAACCCAGTTTGTGAACCATGATGACACAGAGTTGCATCAAGATCAAACACAACACATTTGGGTTTTGAAATGTTGTAAATGACCTTTGAGAAAGTTTTGTTTTTTTGCATATTGCAATAATAGCACGGATTTGGTGATTTGTCAAGTGTATTGTGCCACTAGTACATATGGCACATGAATGACACTATTGTTGGTTAATTTGTGATAGTTGTTTATTCAGTTGCTGTGCATGAGTTTGTAGAATATTGATGCCAACATCCATGATATTTGCTACACCACTCAAACCAACAGTTGCAACAGCAAAACCAATGATAAATGTCTTCATTTTAATATCAAACAGGAAGGACACAAAATGTACCACACCAACCACGAACCCAGTTGAGAGTTTCACTGTAACTGCTGCGAGGTTTGGACATCACCATGCTCACATTCTTCTCAGGATTGTAAGCAATAGCAACATATTTGTCTTCAACTTGTTGAATCCACATCTGATTAACTTTACCTTCCTTCCAGTTTGTGTGATAGTGGAAGATTTGATCCATTTGTGTTTCTCAACTTTGATACATGTATCATACCATGGATTGAGGCATTTGCAAAAATATAGCGACCACTTCTACAACTGGCACATGCTATACCTGAAATGCCATACATTCATGTTAGAAGCTAGTGACAAGACTTGAACTTGCGACCTGAGCTTTACAAAAACCCTGCTCTATCCAACTGAGCTACACTAGCAAAAAATTACTCCTTAAAGTATTGAATCAAGACCCAGACAACTAATGAAATTGCACCAATGATTAGGATGTATTTCCATGCAGCAAGTGCAAAAAGAATGACTAACAGTGCTAATGCACCTGCACCATTGAACTCACCACTATCACCACCAGATGATGATGAATTGCTATTGTCTGAACTGTATGAGTTATCTATAACAGCAGTGATACATTTGCCACCAGTCATAGACTCAGCAAATGAAACTGCATCACTGTAAGTGTATGCTTCAACCCTTACAGTTTGAATCCAATTAGATGGAGTTCTAATTGTACACTTCCACTCATTCATTTGTTGTTGTAATCCTGAATATACTTCTTGAGAGTGTCAACATAATCATCAGGGTTCTTGATGAACACCTGAGTTTCACCTGAATGACAAGAAATGAGAGTTACAATTTGCTCTACCTTTCTACCAGTCATTTCCTCATACATCTTAGCATAACCTGTCTCTTGAACAAAGTAACCAAGAATCTGAGATTCATACTTTGGTTTAGAAGAACTCTTGAAGTCAATGATGGACAATTTACCATCAAACTCTGCAATGCAGTCTACACGACCAGCAATGCCTAGTTGTTCAGAATACAATGCACACTCTTGATAGTGAACATTGTTAATCATGTCAAGATGATGCTTGAATTGATTGAACAACTTCAGAGCAACTTCATAATTCTCATTACCTTCATACTCTACAAAGTCAATAGAATTGTCAACATATTGCTCTACAATACTGTGGAACTTTGTGCCATTAGTAGATGCAAACTGACTGATCTTATTTGCAACTTCTTGACCTACACGTTGCCTCCATTCATTAATACTATGACGAGTTTGATAGGAAGTAACTGATGTGATAGAAGGCAACAGTTTGCCATTCACGACATATTTGCGAGAACCATTGACAGTTTCAGTAGGAATATCTGCAAGTTTAGGCAGATTGAGGTGATTGAAAGGTTGAGAAATAGTCAGCATGTTGTTTTTAATGGTGTTGATGATCAAAGGAACTCAGCAATGTAATAGTCAACAGTAATTTCTAATTCTGCTGCTTTTGTTTCAAGTTCCATTGCATATTCTTCTGCAAGTTGTGCATCCTCATGATTACAGAAGAGATCAAGAGTGGAGTCAGTCATAAACTTATCTTTCATACATGTATGATACCACAGATTCACAAGAAAGTCAAGCATTAGTAGACAGTTCTACAAGTGTCACAAGGTATAACTTTGATGCATCATTTTGTGTGTATCATGTTGCATCTGTTTATCTGCATTGTTACTCACAACATATCCAATCATCAGACAAATAATACAGAACAGTACAGGTTTCATTTGTAGAGATAACCTCCTGCCCAATCAGCACGTTTGTACATTTCTTCACAAGATTGTTCATCCATAAGATTATACCTCACACCCTTAGCAGGTGATTTCCAAGATGCAGATTTGTACACATCACCAGTATTCAGATCAACAAATGCATGAGCACTGCGTTGTTTATGGAGACCAGCATGATGTACAATTCTGGCATACTTTCTACCCTTTTCATAGGTATATTCATCCACACCTTCACCCATGCAAAGTTTATCAATTTGCTCCTGGTGATAGTCTACATTCTCACCTTTGGCAATGTATTCTCTATGACGAGCAATAGCAGAAGATTGATAATTGGTACGCAGAACATCACAGAACTGCTCAATCTTATCAATAATTTGTTCAGTGGTCAAAGTTGTATTTTTCATCATGCTTACAGCATAACACAGATAACAGCAGAAATCAAGGGGTATTGTGGCAGTTTGTCAACTGTCCACCTTCAAATGCTCTCTACAATATACAAATCTATTCCATTCTTCATCTGTAAAGTTATCACTTGCATAAGGAATGCCTACAACATGAGCACAGAATTGATTGATATATTCTGATGTATTTGTACTTGAAATGACAACAGAAGCAAGAAGTTCAATCATTAAAATCTGGGAGGAATGTCACAATATTGTTGTGGATCATAGTCAGATCCATCTTTAATTGATGCAGTAATACCTTGAATATCTTTTGCTTTATACAATAAAAACTCAAGATCTTCAATGAGTTCATTTAAATCATCATCAGTCTTTCCACGTAAAGCATCATCAATTCTATCAAATGCTGCTGATGTTTGTAGTGAGTGTTGATGTATCATTTTACTTATTCTTTAATATAACAGGCACAGAGGGACTCGAACCCCCAATCGTCATCTTAGAAGGATGTTGCATTATCCATTATGCTATGTGCCCAAATAAAGGGGCATTGCCCCTATTTATTATCAGAAATCAATCCATTCAGAGGTTGGTTCAGCAACCACAGTTTCAGTGGAAGGAGTTTTATCTTCACCAGTCACAGCATCAAGAATTGCCAGAATCTCATTGCCAGTTTGACCACGACGAAGAGCAGCAATCATGAGTTCAGCAGACATAATAAGAAAGAATCAAATAGGGTACAATTTGTGTAACTTTAGGGCAAACACATTCCCATCAATCAAGCAGTGAGTGTTATTTCAACATCCTCATCTTCATCTGGAAGATTATAGATGAGTTCATAGTAATCATCATAATCAACACCAAGATAAGATGCAAAATATTCTAGATCATCATGCAATTTGCAAGTGTCAATCATTGTTCCTCAACTTTTGATGTGATCATCATAGCACAAAAACTTAGGATTTGGGAGTATTATGTGCCAGTTCTACAGGTGACACAGTAGCATAGTTTTGAGTCTGTGCTTTGAGTGTAATGAATGGATCTCCAACAAGTAGAATCACACACAGAAAGATGCCTTTCCACATACTATCAAACATCATAAATCTTGTTCATGTTGAACTGTTCCCTATACCACACTTTATCTGCTTCAGTGTTATAGGAAAGACCTAATAAAAAACTATAATGATCTGCCCACAATCTACAACTAAACTCAAACCAGTCTTGCATTGGTTCACTGTTAATGTTTTGAAGTTGCATTTCAATTTTGTTCATACATGTATGATAGCACACAATCACAGAGAAATCAAGTGGTTGTGTGCCAGTTCATCAAGTGTCCTCAGTTAACCTCAAGTTCAGCAAGTTTCTTCTTATTACGTAATTCAGTGATGATGATTTGCAGTTCAATCACATCCTGCCTACAATCTTCTAGATCCTCACACATAATTTCATATTGATATTCTGATTTACATCTACGAATTTGTTTGCTTAATTTATCATACCTCTTCTTTGCTTCTTTGAGATCTTTTTCGTATTCTTGAATAGACTTGTAGTTCATTTGATGTAAGGACTATTGAAATAACGACGAAAAACAGTGATAAGAATAATAGCAGTGCTAATGACACCAACCAAACCAAGGAAGGTAACAGCATCACCTGTGAAATTGTACGTATTAGGCATTTGTTTTTTGATTACCTTGTAATGATACCAGATCTGAGGGAAGAAATCAAGGGGTAGTGTGCCACTTCATCAACTGTACCCTGTGAGACCCTCAATAGTGCTCT